AAGTTACTTCAAAAGTGGAACGTTGCTACTCGCATGGGTGACACCGAAGATGCTAATGAATACAAAGAAAAACTTTTTGAATTAAACAAAAAACATCCTGATCTTAAGATTTCTGAAGATACTTTCCAACGTTCCGAAAGAGCCTTTAAAGCAGCAACCAAACGTACAGTAAATGGTGTTCAGTTTAGTCAAAAACTTTACGATGAGATGATGAGAAACGCTGCTGAGTACGAGAAGTAAAAATACCCCCGAACTAGTCGGGGGCTTGAAGGTCCTTCACGTCGGAAAATCACAACAGGAGAATGTTGCGTAGTCAGTATACTACACGATCCGCCAAAATCGCATCCCTAATTTCCCAGCTTCTATACGATCAAAACCTTTTAGCTTAATATTCTTAACGTTTGCTATTATTTGCATTTGTTTGTTTAATTCTGTTAAGTTAATTGCAGGTATAAATAGTGACGCTCCTACAACAAAATCGTTCCAATTTATTTTAATAACCACTCCATCAGGACAGACTTGCCCTTCTTCACGTATCACCTTCAAGGGTAGCTTTATGTTCTGCGGCGGCGGCAAGGGCTTGTTCTTTGTCGTCATCTAAAAATCCTTCACAATTAATCCACCATACATCTAAGGATGGCAAGCTCATATGTGTGCCTTTAGCCATACGTTTTTTATCTAACTTAGCTTTAGTCCTTCCTCGTTTCAACGAATCGGTTAACCATTCATAGTTGATTTGACGTTCACTACACCATTTCCTTAGTGGGTTAGGGTAGATAAACATCATCTTCACGTCGTATTCATAACGTGCTATAAATGACATTCTCGGTGTTGCATCAGGTATAATTAAATGTTCTAGGGTATCGTTGTGACGTAAGGTACGTGCATCGTCAGTGCTTTTAATACGTAAAACACTGTTGTAGTTTTCTGCTAAGAAATTAGTTAGTGTGCCCTCAGCATCAACATCCATCGACTTAGCTTGTTCTTTAACACTACTTACAAGATTCTTTAGCCATTTAACTATATTACTAATGTCGTAGTCTATTAAACCGGCACGTTTAGCAATCATTAAACCCATAATGCCGTCAGCTGCTAAAACTGAATGATACCGATCTGCAGGGCTAAAGCCACATATCTTATCTAGTTTTTTCTGCGTTACTTTATAAAGTTCCTTGATGCCCTGAATATCATTCATAACATACTGCAGGTATGGCAGAGCAGCGTGTCCATAGTTATTAGCAAGTTGCTCACTAAGTATGTCGGTGTCTTCTTTCTCTAAACCCGGCACAGGTCTAGCCCGTACTTCTAAAAGACGCATAGCCTCGCCTTTGGGTAGTGCCTTGTATGCACTCATCTTTTCCATTAACGAAGCGTTCCCGTTACTAACACCTACTTGTTTCCAAGGTTCACCACGAACTCTTTCTTCATTTCCGTTTGCTGACATACGGTTTCTTTGTGAGCCGGATGTATATTGATACACGAAATCACTAACATCTTTAGCGGTTGCGTTGGTCAATTCGTCCATAGGTAAGAATATGTTTTTGTACTTCTCAGCACGATTCATCTTTGATGCCGCTGTGTCGGTCTCTTTAAGAATTATTTTGCTTGGATTACCCCATATACTTGCCCCTGCTATAAGGGCTGTGGTTTTACCAATACCTGATTCAGGGCTATAGATGTGAAATAAAGACCCAGTAACTGGTGTAAAGTCTGAAAATATTGAACCGAAAGCAAGACCAATAGCAAATTGATGAGTCTCCATGCCGGGTCTGTTAAAGAAAGTCATTGCTTCTTTCCATACTTCAAAAGAACCTTTGGTACTAAATGCGCTAAATAACTGTGCGGTAGCCGAAGATGGTGGGTTATGGTCTACACGATCTGCACGGATCTCCTTATTGCCTAATATAAACGCTTGATGCTTTTCGTCTGCCCAACCAAACTGTCTATATGCTTTGTCTGCTTTTGATGTAAATTGCAAATGGTTTACCCAAGTTGTTACGTATGACATGATTTCATCCGTTTTAATAAGTGCTACACCTTTTGATGACATATGCTTTCTTAGTTCATCTTTAGAAGTAACAGCCGATAGGGGCACAGTAAATTCTTTTACCCCGTCCTGTGGTAAATGTAACCGCACAACTACCGCTTCTCCTACATCAGAATCTTCTAAACGACGAGTTACATATAAGTCATTGTGATATACCATGACTTCAATCTCGTCATCTTCTTTAACGATTCGTTTAAAGATACCGCCGTTTTTACCACGGAAATAAGGGTTAGGGTACTTAGGTATAACGTATGTCTGTGTATGTCCTTGGTTAATCTCTGAGAAAGTGTCTTCAACAATGTTGTCTTCTTCAGAAGCTTCCTGCACCTCACGACCCAATACAATCGGAGATTTAATAGAACCTTTGTATGAACATCCATCACACCCATTAGGGTTATATTCTTCAAACTTACCGCAGGTATAAGGACCGCCTTTGATGCCACGTACCTTACGATCAGCCATCATGGGGCTGTATTCAGGATGACCATTAGAGATCTTCTCAATAGCTTTATCAGCATCTACACAAAATTTAGCAATAGACAGCCCTGCTCTCCACATCGGTTCCGACATAGTAGCTTGATGCTCAATAATATACTTAAGCTGATTACATCCTTCACCTTTAACCGTCTTAAGCATGATGGTCTTAAACCGATTGGTATAGTTCCCAAGAATAGCTTTGGTTACTTCGTCCATCTCCCCACGGGGTATGTAGGGTTTTTTCTCAAGGACAGGTTCTCCAATAACATCTTTTAGTGTGCTGTATTCAAATGGTTCACCAGGATCTCCAAGTAACTTAACTTCTCTAGGCTCATCATTTTTATAGTTTAATGTTCCAGGAACCCGTAATATACGCACCGAATCTGCGGTAACAACGGGGTCAGCATGTAAGTCGTGATCATCACACAGGCTCTTTAATTTTTCAGCCAAGGGCATCCACGTTTCACGTGAAACGGGTTCTTTTAAAGTCCAGTATGCGTGTATCCCACCACCTGAATTAACAAGTGCTGGTTTGGGTAACTTCGTTACTTTACAGAAAGACTTTAACGCTACGAGGGCTTCTGTCTGTGTTTGATAAGGTTTGTCCGGGCCGCAATCTAAATCAATATACAACGACCTAAGTTGTTTAACGTTTGCGGTCTTCCTAGACTTACCGTCTTCAAACGTAGCTAGAGCATAGTATGCGTCATAACCCTCGTTTTTTAAATTGTCGGCAACAGTTACTGCTTGATCTAAAGTTTTATAAAACTTTTGGACAGGTTTATCCGAATCCTTTTTTAAACCAACTATGCAGTAGTATCCTTCGTCTCCAAGGACTTGCCGTAAAAATTCTAAATTGTTCATTAGCCACCCTTGTTAGGTGGGGTACTCGTGCGACATGTACGTGAAGCATGTCTAGTGTGAAATGCACTTTCCCCCCAAACCGTTTATTTAAGCATCATCCCATTCACCAACTAAATCTTCTAGTTTAGGTTCGGCAGTAACGGCTGCCTTCTTGGGTGCGGCTTTCTTTGGTTCTTCAACCTCGGCTTCTGCTTTTTCAACAGGTGCGCTTGCAACAGCTTTTGGCTTGTCTTTTACACCATCAGTTTGTGCCACGGTCATGGTAATTGCCGCAACAGCTTCAGGAGAATCTTTTAAACGCTGTACAGTAGCAAACTCTTCTTCTGTTACAGGACGTACAGGCTTAAAGATTAACTTAGGTGTAGGACTTGCTGTGTCAAACCGCATCTCGGTAATCACCCCCGTTATGGGTGTACCGTGATTTTTCAGATGACGAGCATATGCTTGTAGAGGGAGTCTACCTTTTTCTCCATCACCAAATACTGAGGTAGGTGGTAATACAAGTTGGTAGACTTCTTCTTTATCAACTTCGCCATCTAATACTACTGCTAAACGTTGTTGATAACGACAAGCACGGCTATCACCTTGACCGCTACCTTTGATGTTTTGGGGGCAAGTCAAGCAGGTGGCTGATTGCTTTTCTTTGACCTTATCATCAGGGCGTTGGCTGTCGGCTGACCAGCAAGTTGGGGACACGGTTTCACCTTCTACATAGGTTCCGGCATAAAACACACGTGAAACTTTTGGTGCGGCTTTAATAATAACCACACTCATGGAGCGTTCTTCCGATACACGGTACTCTTTACCGCCAATAAACTCACGGAATACACCACCTTTAATACTGATACGACGTGCGCCTAAACCACCTTCGCCTGTACCTGCTAAAGAATTAGTTGCATCATCAGCTGTACCTTTTAAATAGGCAGGTAGACCGCCTTTGAATAGAGTTAAATCACTCATTTACATTCTCCTTAAATATCATCGTTAGGGTTAAAATTAAGAGCCATTTGGGCTTGGTCTTTTTGCTTGACCGTTAAACTCCCGTCAGCTTCTTCTCTTACAAGGTCTCCACCGTTTAGTTTCTTCAAAGCTTGTTCTACTTCAGAAATTTTAAAACGGTATACACCGCCAAGTTTCAAAGCAGGAATTAAACTTTGTCGAATCCATGCACGGACAGTAGACACCGATACAGAAAAATGTTTTGCAACATCTTCAATCGGGACAAACGTTTCTTCTACCATTAACTTCTCCTTATGGTTACTGAATACTCACTGTTGGCATTTAATCCGGCAGGAATTAATTCCGGATTTTCTTCTAAAAATGCTTTCATGTTGGTTTGATGAATCCGTTTTTCCAACAGTTCCGGCACACTATGTTCAAGAATAAACTTGTTCATAGATTCCCAGTCAGATGTTGCATACGTAGTCCTTACGGTACGATAAACAACCCCTGCGCTAGTCTTTAAGCTTTCAGCCCCAATGTCCTTCATATGTTGAAGGATTGCCGATTTAACGGCTTTCATGTCAGAGTCAATCTTGTCGATTTTATCTTCCATTTCATGGGCAACTTCAGCTTTCTTTTCCCGCATTTTGATATAGATACGGGTGAGTTTTTCTAAAGGGATCTCTACCCCTGTCGTGTTTTCTGACATCACATTCTCCTGTTTAAAAACAATAACGGTTTGGTGTTATTCTCGCTATTGGTGTTACTACTATACTACCAAACTTTATCTTAGTTAAGTAAATCTTTGTAAAGTTCAACTAACTTTACATGATCTTTAATACGGTTGTCAAGCATTTTATATAGGTGTTTCTCCGCATTTGAACCCTGTAATCTCACTACTGTAACTGGATGCCTCTGCCCTGCTCTATGCGCCCTTGCATTCGCTTGGGCATAAATCTCTAGGCTTGGGGTCGGTCCCCACCAAATAACCGTGTCAGCTGCCGTTAAAGTAACTCCATGAGCCGCTGCCTGTGGTTGAATAATAAGAATCCGTGGGTTAGGGGTTTCTTGAAATCGTTTAAATATATCGGCACGGTTGGATGCGGTTACGTCGCCACTAATAATCTCGGTTGTAAATCCGTCATCTTGTAACTTGTTGGAAAGAATTTTAATCGTGTGCTTAAACGGCACAAAGATTAAGGCTTTCTGCTTGGTCTCATCTAGTACTTCTCGCATTACCTTGTAGCGGTTCTTAATGTCAAACTCTAGGGTCTCGCCCCCATCTGAGTAAACTGCGCCACAAGATATTTGTAGGAGTTTGTTTAATCCCACTGCAGCATTAACTGCGGTAATTTGTTCGCCAACTGTATGAACCACAAGTTGTTTACGTAGAAGTTCGTAGTACTTTTTCTGTTGTGCGGTCAGTTCGACTTCACGGGTCACGTAAGTCATTTCAGGTAAGTCTAAGCATTCTTCCTTGGTAAATCGTATAGCAGGTTGTAATGCATTAAATACTATTTGATCTGAATTAGGACGGGGTATCCATTTAAACTGGGATATTTTATACATCACCATATCTTTAAAACCACTAAAGAATCGAGGTACATTTTGTGGGTTTACAAGCTTGGCTAAACCGTAAGCATCTACTGGCGATTGAGCCGCAGGTGTTCCTGTCAACATCCAAAGCCATGTGTCAGGCTTAAGTAATTTATTTAATGTTTTCCAACGAGTTGTTTGTGCGTTCTTGTAAGCGTTAGCCTCGTCAATAACAACCAAGTCAAATCCACCATTGGCAATTTCTTCTTGAACAATCTCTACTCCATCATAGTTAATGATAATGAACTCAGCATCGCTGTTGATTATTCTTGTCCGTTTATCCTTGTTGCCATAAGCAATATCGACCGAACGATGCATGGCAAACTTAAATAGGTCTGCTCTCCATGCGCTATCCATAATAGATAATGGGCATATGACAAGCACACGCTTTATTTTTTTCATCTTCATTAAATAATCTGCTGCCCATATAACAGAACCTGTCTTACCTGTACCCTGCTCGTTGAGGCAGAAGGCACGGTGATTTAAGGTTAAAAAAGACGAAGTAACTTTTTGATGGTCAAACGGTTTATGTAGTCCAGGCCAATCGTACTGTCCCATGATAGGTGATGGGATGTTTTTTATTTGTAGGTTTTTAAGAACACGAATTTCATCTAAGCCCCATTTAACGGCGACTTGGTTTTCCCCGACCATCCTACTTTTGGATATTAAAGTTGTAACTTTATTTGGATTACGAAGATTTAATAAAAGAACTTTGTTGTCTATTATTTCCATTTATTTCTTTTTTCTCTCACGTTTGCTAGTTTCCGACACTAGGTTACTTTTTTTGTCTCTTTTAAAAGATCTATTTTTTGATGGTGTTGTAATGTATGTGCCATCTTTATTTGTACCACCTTTATCCATAGCTTTTTTATGAGCTATGTCTTTGCCTTCACGAGCATCGGCTTTGCCGTTGCCGTTGTTATCAGGCATTTTTTTATCAACCGCACGTCTAGCACGTTGACGCTCCATGCGATTAGGGTGCTCGCTACGAGCCTTCTGTTGCTCGTATTCTTTAGCATATGGTCTTGGTTTATTTACGTATGGCATTTAATTTCTCCCATTATGTGCACACTCAAGAACTAAACAGTGCTTCTTACAAAGCCCACTAGGACGAGGGTTCCATACATCATTTTCGTACGAAAACTTCATCCTGTTGTACTCACTAATCCACTTATGCCACATCTTATCCTGATTTTCAAAAGAATACGAGTCCTTTATAAAATTTTTAGATACGACAAAAAGTAGCCCCGCTTTGACTTTTTTGACTTGGGGAAAGTGTTTAAATATGGCAAGTGCCATCAACTCTAGCTGATCGGTATCGGCATATTTGGCAGACTTTCCAGTCTTGTAATCAAGCACTCGTGCCTCTTCGCCGTTGATAACTAGTAAATCAGCAACACCCCGCCACCACATATTTGGATCTTTAAATCCGCATGCGTCAAGATTCTCTGTTAGCCCCATTTCATGCTCGCAATACTTATCACCATTTAACTGCTTTAAGTTATCTAAGGCGCTCTTTACAAAGTTAAACTGTGGTGGTAGTGGTACGTTATCCCGTACGTAGTGTTCCGCCGCCGAATGAAACTCTTTCCCGTACATAATAGCTTCCGTAGGAGGTTCTTTAACATCTTTAACCACCCGTAAATGATAGTACTTCTTGGGACATTGATCGTAGAGCTTGATACTCGAGTACGACCAAGAGATTGATTTATTCATTAATAGGAATCCATGTTTTAACCGCACCACTCATTAATCTAATTTCTACTTGAGCATTCAGACAATGATCATAAGCATCTTGAAATTTGTTTGCCACTAACGCATCATGAGCCTTACGAATTTCCTGCATAGCATGTAAATAAAAATCTGAATACTCCACTTTAGCACTCGCCATAATTCTTCCCATATCCTGATTCACAATTAACAGGCAAGCCTTTAGCCCATGCGGGTGTCCAACGCATGCACTCCTCTACATAAACTTGAGCTTCCTTAGCCTCTTCTTCTTTGGCAATACAGGCAACCGCATCGTGTACGGTGAGTACAACGTTATATCTTTTTGAGATCTGTATCATTTGCTCGCCGATGATACAACGAGCGATAGCTTGGCATACGTTCTCGATTACCTTACCACCATAAATTTTATTCCAACCATACCGAGTTTTGTATTGGTACTGTATACCCTTCTCATCCCGCACGGTTATTAGCCCATCGTAACGTAATAACAAACCGCTTGGTAGTCGTATTGACCGCTCTTCTGGGACCAGCGCAAGTACACCATCACGCCCTAAACTTGTTGTACTGTCCTTAGTTAAAGCCTCTAGGGCCAATTGAGCTTCTCGCCACAACCTAACTACATTCGGGTACGTTTCTCGGTAGACTTGGATAATGTGTCTAGCTTCGCCTTCAGTAACTTCTGTACCGAACGTCTTGAGTTGCGCTTTAAATTTCTGCGCCCCCATGCCATAGCCAGCCCCAAGGATTGTCGTCTTCCCGACGAAACGCTCTTCCTTAGATATTTGTTCAGCATCCTTATTATAAATAGCCGATGCCATGATTCTGTATACGTCTTCTCCATTTTTAAATGCCTCCACTAAGTCGTTCTGTTCTGATAGCCATGCAAGCACACGTGCTTCAATCTGTGCTGAGTCTGCGTCAATAATGACATAACCTTCAGGGGCTTCAATAGCTTTCTTTAGCTTACCTGCGTTGTCGCCACGTGAGGGAAGGTTCTGCAAATTAACACTGTCGCTACCACCCCACCGTCCTGTGTGAGCCGCATAGTATTTTAGGGGAAC